GCCGTGGAGGTCACGAACGCTTTTGAATCCCGCGTCGAACTCCCTGCTGAACCTGATGAGGGTCTGGGCACGCTTGTGCTGCATGCCAAGGGAGACAGTCAGGGCGCTGATCTCTGATGGATCAGCCGCTGCCATGTCTCTAGCAGTTGGCCACCGCTGGAAGAGCTCGGCGACGACCGGCTCCATCTGCTTGCGTGTGGTGAGATTGAGGCACAGGCAGCAGACGAGCATCTTCCACTCGTCAGGCCAGTACCGCTCCTGGATGAGACCGAACTGGGGAGGTGTCCACATGCATATAGTTTAATCCTATTATGCATGTGTTTACACAAAATTAGTAGCCAAACGCCTCAATTGTTCTCTCGAACGGAGCGCCATCAATGCTCCTGACCAGGTGGAGCATCCTCTCGGCGAGCCAGCACACCTCACGCTGCGCGTCTGGCTTCATGCGGAGTTCCAGGAAGTGGCTGAAGGACCGCCAGTTGAACATCAGGTCCATCGTGATCTGGTTGCCGTACGGCAGGTAGAACCTCGCGCTCTCCTTCGCACGCTTTCGACTCATTCCTCCCGCGACAAGCCTCTCCAGCGTGTCGTGGTAGCGCATGAGGGCGTCCTCCATGAACGCGACGTACTTTGCCTGCTCCTCCAGGGGCCAGTCCTGGGGCAGGTAGTACTTGTCGTCCTTCAGCTCCTTGTACCTCGCGGACTCTCCGTTGATGGAGACGCCAATGCGATGCTTCAGGAGGTGGATGTGGGTGGCACAGTCCACTGTGACGAGGAAGTGCAGGGAGGACTTCTCAAAGACGGAGTGGTGTCCCTGCTCAGCGAGCATCTTGAGAAGCTGCGGGATCCTTGCCCGCTTCTCCTCCGTCATGTCCCTGCTTGTGCTTGTCCAGGCGGACAAGGCGTGCGTCTCGTCGCCACCGTACCACCCGATCAATTCCACTGTGTTGTCCTGAAATGACATTGCCCAGCCTTCCTCTGATTTGACGGTCCCAGAAAACCTCGAAGATCCACTGCACAAAGACAAGCGTCACTCCGGTCACAAAGACGATGCCAAAGGACTCAGACGCCTTGTGAGTGAAAGCAAGGGCAATGAAGAAGGCGTAGCACATCGAGAAGACGCGCCACGCGATCACCTTCAGAAAGAGCTCAAGCTTGCTGCTCAACGCTCCTCCTGGTCCACAGCCTGTTGTACGCCTTTCTTCCCCTCTTTCCGCGAGAGGGAACAAAGTCGAGGCCAGGATAGACAGGAAGGAATCCCGCCGCAAGAAGCCACTCGTTCACCTTGCTCGGATGAGGAAAGCGAGGATCCTCAGCGACCTCAACAATCACAGCGCGCGTCTCTGTGATGACTGGGGTCAGCGCTGTGAGAACGCTCAGCTCAGCGCCCTCGACGTCAATCTTGACGATGTCTGGCGGCTCAGCGCACATCTGCAGCGCTGTCTCTCCGCTGACAATTTGACAGTCGCCGACGATCTCCTTGCCAAAATCGAGGTCGCCGTAGAACCTGCTGTAGAGACCGGTGTTCTCGGACTCCCTATGCTTGGGAAGGCCCATCGGGATCCTCTCGTCCACCTCGCCTATTCCAGCAGGATGAACAATGATGGCCTGATCGGCGTTGTTCATCAGGATGTTCTGCCGGAGAAAACGCAGGTTCTCCTCGACAGGCTCGAACGTGTGGATTCGGATCCCGGGAAACTGCTCTCGAAGAGCGAGAGCGTACAGTCCCATGTTGCCGCCAATGTCCCACGCACACTTGAGGCTGACGTTCATCTCGCTGAGCAGGCCCTTGAAAAGAGCGACCTCATTGAGAGCGTTGTCCGCAAGGTCGTCGTGAGACATGCGATGGCTGCAGAGACGCCAAGGGTGTCGAAGAGGGACTACTTGCACTTAGACCAGCCGCAGCTCTTGCAGGAGATGCAGCCCTCCTGATAGAAGACCTGGTCGGATCCACACTCAGCGCACTGCTTCTCGTCTCCGCTCTTCGTTCCGTCTGGGATGTATCCCTTGAGGACGCGGGCGATGACTCGCGAGAAGGAGAACATGTCGCTCTCCTTGTCCTTCTGCAGCTGCTCCACGACGTACTGGAGAGGGACCTCGTGACGAAGTGCGAGCGAGATCGTGCGCGTGAAAGCGCCCTGCCTCGGGTTGTCGAACAGGTTGATGATGTCCTTGAAGACAAGGCTCTCATCGTCGCCAACTGGAACCTGCAGGTTGTAGGTGGTCACACCGTCGCGCTTGCCATTCTTGACGAGAGTGCCTGACTTGTACTTCTTGGGGATCTCGATGTTCTCAGGAATCCCGCAGAAGACCTCGTACGGCCTCCCATCGTTCAGCCCGACGAGGACAAGCCACGACTCAGTGATGTCACCGTGCCTGATGTTGGCGCGATGGATGTCGCAGGGCAGAGACTTCTTGCGCTTGGGCAGGAGGCGCCCGTCCTCAGTCCGCTTGGCCTCCTTCTTGGGCTCCTCGGCGGCGACCAGAACACCCGTGCGGCACCCGTCGCGATAGACGGTGAAGCCCTTGCAACCCGTCTTCCAGGCGCGCATGTAGACGTCGTTGACCGTCTCTCTTGTCGCGCTGTTGGGGAGGTTGCAGGTCTTGGAGATGGAGTGGTCGATCCACTTCTGCGCTGCAGCCTGAATGTCGACAGACTTGACCCAGTCAATGTCGTTCGCGGTGCCGCCCCAGTACGGGCTCTCCTGCGGGTCAGTCTTGCCTGTGACGTCCATCCACTTCTTGAACCAGTGGTGGTAGACGGTGTACTCCTGCCACTTGTCTCCCATCTGATCGACGAAGTCCACGCGGGAGTTCAGGTCGCCCGACGTGATCTTCTTCCTGCGCTTGTAGGACAGGAGGAACGCGGGCTCAATGCCAGACGTTGTCTGCGTGAGGCAGGAGACAGACCCGACCGGCGCGGTGGTGGTGAGGGCGATGTTGCGTCGGCCTGTCGTCTTCCACATGTCGAGCGTCTCAGGCTCGACGCTGTTGGTCGCCGTCATGATACCGCTGAGGTATTTGTGGTCCTTCTCCTTCTGGTAGTCCCACACAGGGAAGGCGCCACGCTCTTTTGCCATCACGAGCGAGGAGTAGTGAGACCACATTGCGAGGTGGCTGTAGATCGTCTCGGTCATGTGGATCGAGCTGTCAGAGCCGTACTTGCGGTTAAGAGCAGCCAGCGCATCACCCAGACCCGTGATGCCGAGACCTGTCCTGCGGCCGTTCATGCCTGCGTTGCGGATCTTGGTCCAGAGGTCACGCTCTGTGCGCTTAACGTGCTCGGGCTGCGGATCATTCTCGATCTTGTCGAGGATGCGATCCACACACTCAACCTCGAGGTCGACCAGGTCGTCCATGAGCCGCTGCGCAGCGTAGACGACGCGCTTGAACTCAACAAAGTCGAACTCAGCGCTGCTTGTGAAGGGATTCTTGACGAAAGAGGTGAGGTTAATCACCATGAGTCGGCAGGAGTCGTACGGGCTGAGGGGGATCTCTCCGCACGGATTGGTGCTGATCGTCTTGTAGCCCACGTCCTGATAGCAGTCAACGATGCCGTTGTTGACCACGGTGTCCCAGAAGAGCGCGCCAGGCTCAGCAGACGACCAGGCTGCGTCCACGAACTTGTCCCAGATCTGCTTGGCGTTGATCACCTTGGTGATCTGCGCCTCAGCGACAGGCATCTCAACAGGCCAGCGGAGCGTGAACTCCGTTCCACCCTCGACCGCGCGCATGAACTCGTCGGTGAAGCGGATTGAGATGTTCGCGCCCGTCACCTTCTTGAGATCGCGCTTGATGTCGATGAAGGTCTCGATCTCTGGGTGGCGACAGTCGATGGTGAGCATGAGAGCGCCACGGCGGCCTCCCTGAGCGACCTCTCGACAGGAGTTGGAGAAGCGCTCCATGAAGACGCCAATGCCGTCTGTCGTCCGAGCCGCGTTTGAGGTCGGCTGACCCTTCGGGCGAATGGTGGAGATGTCGAACCCGACACCGCCACGGCGCTTCATGATCTGGACCTGCTCCTGATCGGTGTAGAGGATCCCCGCGTACGAGTCGTGAGGCTGCTCAACCACGAAGCAGTTCGAGAGGGACTGCAGCTGGTAGGAGTTGCCGATGCCGGACATCGGAGAGCCCTGCGGCACGACCTGCGAGAAGTTCGCAAGAAGGTCGCGGATCTCGCCCTCGCTCATGGGATTCGGATACTTCGCCTCGATTCGAGCGAACTCGCGCGCGAGACGATCGTGCATCTGGTCGGGACTGACCTCCAGAATGTTGTCGTCCGCGTCGCGAAGCGCGTACTTCATGAACACATCGGGAGCGAGCTCGTCCCCGTTAAAGTACGTCCTGCATGCCTCGAGAACCTGCTCACGCGTGTACATCAGACTGACTCCTTACTTTCCTGAACTTCCTTCCACTTCTTGCGAAGCAGGTCCTTCATGGACGAGGAGTCGCCCTGGTTGACTTCCTCGAGCGACATCTCTGCGATCTCGTCCATAACCTCAATCCTCGATTGGGATGTGTCGATCCTAATGGGAAAGACGAACCCGTCTCGTCCTGCGCGATTCTTTGCGACGTGAAGACGAGCACCGCCCATCAGCTTCTCATTGGGCTTCCTGGAGATGGCGCAGATGAAGTCCGCGACCATCGCCTTGCCGTACGCCTCAGACATGTTCTCGAGGCCGACGACCTCAGAGTTGGACGCGTCCCTGTTCGCCTGGGAGGCTGTCCAGATGGGGACCTGGAAGTCGACCGCGAGCGCGCGAAGCTCCTCGTAGATCAGCTTCAGCTCGTGCCGCATGGAGTCGTACTTCCTGGAGGACCGCATGATGTCGGCGTAGTCGATGATCAGGATGTCGGGCTTGATGCCCTTGAGAAGGAGCTTCTCAATGTGGTTGCGCAGTGTCGTGATCGACGCTGAGCCGGTGGGATACTCCTTGATGATCAGGCGGCCGAGGTCCTGCATCCGCGAGTACTCCTCTAGGACGATGTCCCTGGAGTCGGGCACGTCGGTCGCGGAGATGCGACACAGGTGGGAGTCGTACCGGGTGCCCACCACTGTCTCAGACAGCTCGAAGGTGTAGTGCACGACGTTGAAGCCAAGCTTCAGGGCGGCTGCGCCCATCGAGACCAGGTAGTGGCTCTTGCCGACGCCTGTCGGAGCAACAACAACGCCGAGCTCACCCTTGCCGAGGCCGCCGTTGAGGACGTCCTTTCGGTCGAGCTGATTGATGCCCGTCGTGATGGTGAAGCGACGCTGACGCGTGAATCGCGCCTCGATGTCGTTGAAGAAGTCGTGGCCGATCGAGGATGGCAGACCCGCTGACACCGCCTCCTTCATCAGGTTGACGACCCCGTCGAACTGCTCAGTCTCAATCAGCTCAACAGCCTTCGTGAGGGCGCCCTTGAACGCCTGACGCTTGCAGAAGTCGAGAGACTTGTCCTTGACGTACTGCTGGTCAGAGACGTCAGGGTTCGTCTTCATCCTGTGCAGGAACTCGACGATCTGGTCCCGAAGGATTGTGTCCGTGCCCTGGCTGAGGTCCTCCTTCACGATCGTGATCAGGAGGTTGAGGGTGGGGAAGTCCTTGTACTTGAGGAAGTACTGGAAGTAGCGGTCCGTGAGGAACCGCAGGTACTTGAGCTCGAAGAACTCGGGCGTCATCACCTCGGTCATCTGCATTGCCCAGGACTTGTCTGTCAGAAGTCCCTGAAAGATCTTCTCCTGGAAGCTCTTGCCGTACTTTCCGAAGGAGCCAAAGACGTCACCTTGCGTCATCTGCCACCGCTCGCGTAATTGAGTGAGAAGGAGAGGGAGTCGATTCCGAGAGCCGGAAGACCCTCATGGGCCAGTATACGCTTGGCCTCAAACTTGTTCCTGACGGGCTCGTAGGTGTCCAAAATAGAGTTTATCTTTTCGATCTGCGTACCTGCGATGTTGGACACGTCAAGGTAGCAGAGGCGCCAGTTCCTCCTGATGATGTCCTCAGATGCAGCTATCTCCCCGAACGCCCTGACCTTGGAGCCTGCGGATCGACAGTCAGTCACCAGATCATCTATGGAGTAGTCGTCAGTTCCGCCGAACTTGGGAAGTCGCCGCGCGAGGGTCTTGAAGCCGACGCCCTTGACTCCCGGTATGTTGTCGCTGTCATCACCTGCGACGCACTTGGCCAGGCAGAAGTTGACAGCGCTAATTCCCATATCTGCGTGCAGTGTCTGGTGGGTCACAAATCTCTTGGAGCCGATTGAGAAGATCTGGACCCGGTCGCTCAGCAGCTGGTAGAAGTCCCTGTCTGAGGACGCGATCGTGATCCTGTTCTCGCCCACGCGGTACCTGCTGATGTACCCGATGACGTCGTCCGCCTCGCAGTCTGGCACGTAGACCTGACAGATGGGCAGGCACCGCAGGATCCTTGTGAGGGTGACGAGCTGCCAGTTCCTGTTCTCGACCGTGTCGGGAATGTCATCCTCGTAGAAGCGGTTCAGCTTCTCAGGGCGACGATTCATCTTGTAGTCGGGAAAGATCGCCCTCTTGCGGGAGGATCCTCCGCTCTCCCACACGACGATGACCTGCGTTGGCAGCACCTCGCGTATGAGCTTCTCCAGGGAGGATATGAACCCCACGATGCCGCCAGCCTGCTGGCCGTTGGACGTCATCGCTGGAAAGGCTGCGAAGGACCGCATGAAAAGGTTGAGGCCGTCAACCAGGAGAGTTGACGGCCCCAGTGCTGCCGAGTGTGGGGGCATGTGCCCTCCTTAGCTCAGATCGCCCTCAGCGATGTCCATGAGAGCAGACCGAACCTCCTCGTATGAGTCGGTGTCAATGTCTGACTCCACGACCTCGCCCATCTTCTTGACCATGGTGGCCTCAATGAGGTCCTGCAAGTACGGGCTGTAGGTGGGGCTGCTGAGCAGCTCTCCAAAGTCCGCCTTGTAGAACTTCTTCTCGAGGATGACCTTGCCCTGCTTCGAATCCGTCACCGTGAACACCTTCCACGCTCCGTCGCCAGAGACGCAGATGATGTTGTCGCCGACGGTCTTCTCTCCCGCCTCACGAAGGACGTCGAACAGGTGCTCGTGCTCAATGATGCCCTTGCCGAAGTGGATCTCAAAGTTCGCGTTCCGGAAGGGAGCGGCGACCTTGTTCTTGATCGTCTTGGCAATGACGTTGATTCCGATCACCTCATCGGCCTTGTTCTTGATTGGCATGCCGGAGCTGAGCTTGATCCGCACGGAGGCGTGGAATGGGATCGCCATTCCGCCCGGCGTGGTCGTGGGATCGCCGTGCATGACGCCGATCTTGGACCTGATCTGGTTCAGGATCACGAAGAGGATGCTCTGGTCGCCGATGATGCCGGTGATCTTGCGCATTCCCTTCGAGATCGCTCTGGCCTGCAGGCCGACCGTCTCCTTGTCGTACTCGCCCAGGAGCTCCGCCTTCGGGGATGAGGCGGCGACGGAGTCCCAGATGATCGTGATCGGCACGTCCTTCGCCATGGCCTTAGCCTTCATGATCGTCTTTTCAGCGACCTCGAAGACCTCCTCCGTGCAGTGCGTGTCGACGTACACGAACCCCTTGTTGACGTCAACTCCCAGGAGCTTCAGGTTCTCCACGGAGGTGCCGTTCTCAGTGTCGATGTAGACGACAATTCCGCCCATTCGCTGGGTGGACTTGCAGATCTGCAGCGCGATGTGCGACTTGCCGATGGACGGCGGCCCAAAGATCTCGACAATGCGACCCTCTGGAAGACCGCCGTCCCTGCGATTGGAGACGATGTAGTCCAGAAGAGTTGAGCCCGTGGAGATCCAGCGCTTCACGTGTGTCGGTGACTCATCGGACGCGAGGTTGTACGCGATCCGTGAGCCGTGCTCCTTGTTCAGCGACTTGATCAGGTCTGAGGTGAAGTCGTCAGCGGCGCCGACAGCCTCACCCGGTGTACCGGGCTTCTTCTTCATGGGCTAGTCCTCGTTCTCGATCTGAGCGAACACGTCGTCGAGGGACTTGCCGCTCGGCTTCTTGCCAGCTGCAGCAGGAGGACGAGCGGTCACCTTCTCCTCGGGCTCAGCGCCCTCGGCAGGAGCGGACAGCCAGTCATTCAGCACCTTCTCAAGCTCCTCGTAGGACTTGAGCGGGTTGAGGGAGTCCACATCCGGGATGTTCGACGTCCACTTCTTCACGTCATCCGGATTGGAGGACAGCGCGGTGGGCTTCGGACGAGCCATGATGGAGGTGTCCCAGAACTGCTTGCCGGGCTGCTGGGTGAGGGTGACCTTGATGTCGTGCCCCTTCTCGACGTCCGTGATGTCGCCGTAGTCCGGGTCCATCATGATCGTGAGGATGCTCTGGTACACGCCCTTGCTGAAGCCCCAGAGCTGGACACCCTTGTCCTCCTCACCGCGGACGATGACCGCCGCGTAGTGCTTGGGCTTGGGGTACAGCTTCTTGGCGAGCTCACGGGACTCAGGAGAGCCGTCCTCGCGGAGCTTGGTGATCAGCTCCTGGACGGGATCCTGCTTGCCGAACTGCGTGGGCGCGAGGATGGGGAACTTGCCGATGTTGTAGTAGAACATGCGGGTGGCGCAGGGCTCACCGTCGTTGTTCGGAAGGGCGATGAGACGAACGTAGTGCTCGCTCGGCGCCTTGGGCTTCC